CGACAAAATTCACGTTCTGCATCTTTAGCCCCAGCGTAAACGTACCTTGTTATGAATTTAACGTCTCCGATTACTTCGTCTTGTTTACTTGTAATGTTAGGTCTATTATCGCCCGTTGAAACTAAGTTTACAATTTTGCTTAATAAAGACTGTTTAGGCTCTTTAGAAAGCGTTTCGTTCTCTTGGTCGTCTGTATCATAGTCAACGGGATATTCGTCTATTAGAATCGAATTTTCGGGTATATCTTCGCCTAATTCAATTAACGCTTCAGCTATCTTAAAATCTTTGCTTAATAGTTCAGGCGCTAAATCACTACCGCCTTGTTCAGGTGGTAAACCTACTATACTACGTATTTCGTTAGGTGTTAAAGTTTCAATTACTTTATTAGCAACTAAAGGACTCAAATTATTTATTGAATCTAATAAGCGTTTTTTATCGCTATTTGTTGTCAAGTCGCCAGCCGAATCTAACGGGTTTAACGTTTCAAAATATAGCTTTAAAGCAATTCCGTTATAATGTAGTACTGTTTCAAATGCTTCTATAATTTGGTCTTGAATAGGCTTTACTACCATGTTTTCAAATAACACTTGTGCGTTACGTAATTCATCAGCATTCGAACTAAAGCCATTTGACGAACCTAAACCGAAAAGTAAAGGTGAAGTAACGTTGTGCGCTAACATAATCTTTTTAACGCATTCCTCGCTTAATGAATTGTACAAATCTGGCGCATCGTTAACGGGCATTTGATCAACCGTAGTTTTGCTTTCTTGATTTGCATTAAATCCGATAATAACTTTTTTACCTTGTGGTCCTGTTAATTGGCTGTTTACTTTATTTGTGATTAATAGTTGTTGTTCTTCTGTTGGAACGCCATTATTAAAGTTAATTACTACCCTACCACTAAAACCGTTTTGTACTTCGTTAATTAAATAATCAGCTATTTCTTCTTCTAACTTTGCGTAAGGTAAACCACCTTGATAATCAGGCAAAGCGTAATATTTCATTCCTACCGCATACGGCTTTGAATATAGTATTTCTACTTGTTCGTTAGAATATCCAAACGCTGGAATTCTTTTAGGTACATATTTCTTTGTGTCCTCCCAATTATCTGAATAGTAATAGGCTTCTATTTCACCGTCTTTATTACATTTTTCAGCACGTAACAAATTCACGGGTATGTGATAAGCCTTTAAAATCTTTTTATGCGCCTTGTCGTAGTGAACTTGCATAGCAAATTGACCGAACATTTTTCTATCTAAAACTATTTTACGAATACAATCAGCGTGAAATAAAGCCATCATTTGAGCGTACTCGTTAGGCTTTTTATTAGCGTCTAACGCACTTAACCCACGACCGTATATTAATCTATTAACGTTGTTTATTACCGAGCTATTAGTTGTTGAATTAACGTACCTATCAATGATAAACTGAAAGTAATTATTGTCTTCGCCAAATTCAACCCAAGCATCTCTTTTAGATTCTTGAATTACTGGCGTTGTGTATGTACTTAATTCTAAAACGTGTATGTTATTCATAAACTATAAATTCATTTGTTGTACTGTTTGAAACGTATTGCCCGTTATTTACTGTAAAGGTATTAACGTTTTGATTTGTACAAAATATCCTATCTTTATATACTACGACAGCACCGTTAATTACTACTAAATCGTAAAAATGATTTTCTACTAAATTAAATTCAGCTTCTAAAGTGTCGTAGTAGTCCCCTACCGTGTGCGTGTATCCAGTTATTTGAGTTGTTACGCCTGTTTGTTCGTCAGTTATTCCAACATAATCAAACGTATGCGACCTTGGTATAAATACAAAAGTTTGGTCATTTGTTGAAGTAGTTAGAATAATCATATACTATTAACTTAAAAAGTACAAAATTGTCCTTAAAACAAAAAACCCCTACCGAAGTAAGGGTTAATTGTATGCAAGTATATGAAGGAAATTATGCAGTAACTATTGTTGCATCAGTACCAGCGCCAGTTTCAAATAAAACTTTTAATCCGTTTTCATCTGTTACGTCAAGGAAATTAGCGGGTGAAACTTCCATAGCTTCGAAAGTCAAATTATAACCATTAAAATCACCCAAGGCACTACCACTCGAAACAGTACCAGCTGTTACATCAGCACCTTGTGTAAGTCCCATTAAAAAGAATTGGTCGGTCATTGTTCTAACAACTATTCTCGGTCTACCGTAAGCAAGTAATTTTACGTTTTTATGCGTTGTAACGTCTTGTCTTTTTAACTGAATAGTAAGTGTTTGTTGAAAGAAAGTAGTACCGTTGTCACGGCTTGAATTAATTGTAGTTTCAAAACTGTTAGCTCCTTTCAATTCGTATTTATACAAGTTCATAGCGCTTGCGCCAAGTGGAGTCCAGTCAGTAATTAAATCCGTGTCCGTTGCATCGTATGTTACATCGTCAGAATTTAAATCGTCGTAGTTAATAAAGTAGATAGCTTTCAACCCCGAAACGGAATCTTTACATTGTTCTATTCTACCATTTGTTATATCACAGCTCATTTTATTATTTTTTAAAGTTTAACAAAAAAAAAGGTGGTGTATATTGCACCACCCTTATTTATAGTTTTTGGTTTTTTAGTTAGCCGAGTTAGTGATTCCGTATGTAACTACATCTTCAGCGAAACCGTATTTAACGTCTCCCGTAAATCTCATTACAACACGAACGTTCATTGAACCGTCAATCAATCCCATGTCGATAATTTTAACTTCGTTCATGTCATTTAACAATCCAGTTGCAAAATGTAAGTTAGAAGTTTGTGAAGCTAAACCAGTATTGTTAGCTAAACCGTTAGCAAGGAATATTGGTAAACCGTCAAAAGAAAGTGACCCGTTAGTGTACCATTGTGTACCCAAGTTATTTGTACCGTTAGCACCTAAACCACTTGCACCAAATCCACCCAAAGCACGTATGTAAGCTCTTACGATGTTTGAAGAAAGATACAATTTAAGGTCAGGTTGTCCGTACAATCTTGTTGGAATAGCGTCAACGATTGAACCGATTTGAGCGATTACGTTTGAAGCATCAACAGTTGTTCCAGCAACCTCTTGTGTAGAAGGCAAAGAAGCATCAGTAGTTAATTGAGTCATGATTCCAGCAAATTGACCTTGTGTTGCGTTAACACCTTGCCAAATTGAAGTCTCCATGTTAGCAGCTACCTTTTCAGCTACGTGTGCAATTAAGAAATCTGAAAAAGATTTAGGCATTACGTCAAATGCAGAGTAACCCATTTCGATCGCTTGCCAAGTTTGGTGAAAATCTTTTTTACACAATTGTAGGTTAACTTGAAATTCTTCAGGTTGTAAAATTCTTTCAGTTAAAGTAACTGTAGAAGAAGCATCAAAATCGCATGAAGCATTTCTGATTAGATCGTCAGTTGCTACTCTTTGAATTACTTGTTTGAATTTCACGTTAGGGTGAATAGTCATACCACCTTGCTCTAAAGTTGGTGCGCTAAGGATAGCGGCAGCGATGTACTTACCTGCAAACTCACCAGCGTATGTAGTAGTGATATTTGTACTTGTACTTAAATTAATTTTTTCCATTTTATAATATTTTTATTTAGATTAAACAGCAGTTAATGTAATTGCACCTGCAGCAGTTCCCAATCCGAAAACATACCAGTTTGTACCGTCACAATTCAATTCAACGAAATCTCCGATAGTATCCGCAGAAGCAGAAAAAGTAATCGTGTTTTCATCAGCACCAGGAACGTTTACTGAATTCACAATAACACCACCTTGAATTTTGTTTGTAGCAGCTTTGATAGTCCACGCAGTAGTAGCAAATAATGCAGCTACCGTAAAACGGTATCTAAAACCCGCAGAAGTTGCAACCGCTGGCAAAGTAATTTGCGCTCCAGCAGCAGCGTTTAAATAAAATGACTTATCTGAATCTTCAGCAGTCAAAGTAGTTGCACCAGTCAACGTTTCAACAAGTCCTACTTGTCTTGTTACGTCGTTAGATACAAAGTTGTAAGTTGTACTCATTTTTTTTTGTATTTAGTTAATTATTTATTTAATTTTTCAAGTATTGAATCCATAGTTGTGCGTTGTCTTTTTGCACTTAACTTTATAGAATCGTTCGTGTTTTCGTTTTCAGGGTTAAAAGAAATCGGTTTAACTTCAGAAAGTTCAACTTCTTTAGTTTCTTTTAGTTTAGATAATTCAGCTTTTAGTGCGTTATTCTCGTTTTTAAGCGCTTCAATTTCAGAAAAGAAAGATTCTTTAATCATGCTTTCTACAATCTTTTTAGGCGCAGCTTTTGACGTTTCCATTTCTTGTTCTTTCTTCGCTTCTTCTTCAATCGGTGCTTCTTCAGGCATTTCTTCTTCTTCTTCTTCTTTCTCTTTAATTTCAGAAATTATTCCTTCTTCTACTACTACTAAAATACGACTATCCTCCATTTCGTATTCACCTATTGGTAAAGCTATTTTTTGTTCATCTTCAGTAACTACAAATACTTCGTTTCCAGCTTCAAACATTTCAGCTTCTAAAACTGTAACACCGTCCGATAGTTTCATTGTTTCTAACTTTACCTCCATACCGAGTAAAGTTTTAATTTGATTGATTAGGCTATTTTTCATTTATATTTATTTAAAGCGTTTTTAACTTTTTAATTAACTCGTTTACTTGTGATTGAGTTTTTCTAATTTTATCTTTATTTTTTTTAAAATCAGCTGGCTCAGGTAGCCCCAAATCTTTAATTGCTTTTTGTAATGGAGCTTCTAATGCAATAGTTTTATTTATTGCTTTTACCGCTTCTTGACCAACAAACAAACCACCTTCAAGGCGCATTTCTAATTGTTTTTTTAAATCATTAGCTTTAGTAACAAAATCTGTTAACTCTGTAATCCAAGTATCATCGCCAAAAACAGACCGACTATATTCATCAAGTGTAGCCAAATTAATCTCGTGCTTTTCAAGTTCTACGTTTTGAACTTCGTTAGCCTTTTCGATTTTCTTTAAAATATTGTTTATCATAGCTTATTAACTTATTGGTTTTTTAATTGTTCCTTTTTTATAAATGTACTATTGTAGAAGTACCTTGATTTACTAAACTTCCTATCCCTTGATTTTGTAAGTCGCCGTTACAACATTCTTTTGAATATTTACCGTCTTTACATAGGCAACCACGTTTACCGCCTTTAGGACTTGTTTTACTTTTCGTTGGTGTTTTCATATTTATTAATTAAGTCTTTTAATTTCTGTATTAACAATTCGTTTTCGTGTGAACTCATATCGTATTTATCCACAAAATAACCTTCTATTGAAAATCCTTTTACCTCACCGTCTTTTACCTTTTGCCAAACTTCGTCATTGTTTACTTTCATTGAAATCATCCACGTTCCTTTAGGTAAACTAAATCCATACAATTTACTTTTGTCCGTCTTTTCATCTTCAATTATCCAACTTTCAACAACGGACATTCCCTCTAACATTTTACGTTCGTGTTCGTACGTTGCGTTGTTTTGATTAGAACGCATTAAAAAAAGTTCCGAAGCTTTACGTACCGTGTCCTCACTAAAGTAAATGTAGAACTCTTTATCTTTGTTTTTACGGTATATCTGTTTGTTAGGAATTAAAGCCGCACCCATTAAGATTCTTTTTTCAGTATCGACCTCTTTTAGTTCGACTTCGTGTTTTTGTAACGCTACAAAATTTTCTTCAATCGCTGGTGATTCAACAACCGAAACGGCATTAATACCCATTTCTTCCTTTGTCTCATCAATCAGTAATTCTATTATTTCAACTTTTGCCATAATTCATTAACTTAAAGTGTTGCGTTTTGTACTCTATTTCTATCCAGTGCTTGTGCGCTTGTTACTTCGCCACTAACTACATATGCTTGTGTTGGTGTTTGTTGTAATTGTGCAAGTTGATTAATTCCGCTCGATCCGATTGTGTTAAAGTTTGCAGTCATAGGTGCAGCAACACCGCCGCCGCCACCACTACCAGCTGGTGCATTTGGAGCGGAACCACCACCTAAACTTTTTAATGCTTTTGCAGTTGCCGCTATATTTGCCGCTATTCCTATTCCTGTAGAAATATTATTTAAAGCAATTACAGGAGCCGCTGCCGCTCCACTTGTTGCAATTGCTTGAGGGGTTGCCAAGGCTCCAGCGTTTGCCAATTTATTTGATATAATCATTTTTGCAATACCAATTGCACTTTCAGCTATAACAGCCGCTTTTTGAACACCTTTACTTTTTTCAAAAACATTTTTAATTAATTGAACACCTTCTAATGCTAATTCAATACCTTGATTTTGTATAGCTTGTTTTTGTTCGCGAACAGCCTTTGCCGCTTCTATTTCTTTTGCAGCTTCTTCTTTACGGTATTTTTCATTTATAGCAGCTGAATCTTTATTGAATTTTCTTGTTAATTCTTTTTGTAATTCAGTGTTATTTAACGCTGCTTCATATTCTTTATCGTATGCTATTTGTAAATCTAAAAGTTCTTGTTCTTTTTGAGAATTTTTAATTTTTTGTAAAGCGTACCATTGTTCGTCTTGCGCTTTTATTTGTTCTTTTAACTTTAAATCTCGTGCGTCTTTTTCTATTTTATCGTACTTGTCATTAACCGCTTTGTCATCTAACCTTTTACTTTCGGTCATTTGATTAGTTAACTTATCGTAATCAGCTTTTTTAAGTTTACCCTCTTTAAAGTTTTTGTCCGCTTCTTCTTGTTCGTATTTATATTTTATCCGTAGCGCATCTAAATCTTTTGCACGACCTTCTTGCATCAAACGGTTTTTTTCTTCTTCCATTTTACGGGTAATATCTATTTGCTCTTGCGCTGCGCCCCTTTCTGTATTTACACGGTCTTGCGTGTTTTGTTGGTCGTCTTGTTTTAATTGTAATTCAAAACCTTGCCTATCGGACTTCATTTGTGCTAAACCACGTTTTGCTTCTTTTATAGTAGCATCGCTTTCAGCTTTTACCGCTTCTGGATCAAATAATAAACCCGATAAAAAATCCGCACCAGCCGTTGTTAAATCTGTTAACAAGCCATTTATATAAGGAACTTGAATAGAAGTAATACCTAATACTTCAGCAACTGAATTAGCCGCTAATATAACAGCATCTAAAGGCAAAACTAACGCTCGCATAAGCGCCACCGAACCCTCTAATCCAAGTCGAATAATAGACTTGGCAAATTCTTGGTTTCGTTCCGCAGCTGCTATTTCTAATTTTGACGTTTTTTCAAGTCTTTCAATATCTGCTTCAGTTGTTTTTATTGAAGCATCTAACTTATCTATTTTTAACTTTAAAATTTGCTTTTCAGTTTTGCCTTGAAGCCTTAATGAATTTTCTTGTAACTCAAAACTTTCGTAAGTTTCTTTTGCCGTAGCAGCATTTTTTGCTGATTCTTTATTTAGTTTCTTTTGTTCGTCTGAAACACCGCTTACAGCCGCCTTAATATCGTCCCAATATGCGACAACAGTACCCAAAGCAACAACAAATAAACCTATTCCCGTCGCAGCAATACCCGTTCTAATACCACTCAACGCAGCCTTAGCACTTGCACCTAAAACTTTGAAAGCATCGCCCGCTTGCATTACTCCATTAATACCTTGCGTTAAAGCCATTACACTTTGTACTTTCAAAAGTGCTTCTTCTACTTTGTCGCTTTCAACACCTAATAAAGCCATGCCACCCGTAAACGCTTGGAAGCCATTCATTACGCCATTTACAGCACCCTCAACAGCTTGAAATTTAGCATCAGGATTAAAACCTTTGATTAAGTCCTTACTGAATTCGATTTGGTCTTTTAATTCAGCGGCTGCCCTTGCGGCTTTTACCGCTTGTTCGCTTGTTTCACCGTATGTCGCAGAAAGTTTTTGAAGTTCTTGTACGGCTTCCCTATATTGCGCTTTTAAACTTTTGCTATTGTCTTGTATTTCTAATTCAATCGTTCTTTTTTCAGCCATTGTTTACGCTTTTCTTGTTTATAAATCTTTTTAATATTGTCCGTTAGTTCGTGTTTTCCTTTCGCCACATCTACTATTTCACTAACCCCGAAGAAATCGTCAGCTTTTAATAGTTCTAAAATTAATTGAATCATTGTTGTAATATTTGAATTTGATTTGCCACTTGTTGACCGTTGCTTAAAGTGTACGTAACTGTTAAAGTAATAACTTGCACCGCTGAATTTTCCGTTATTAAGTTTTGAAATTCTTCAGTAATTAAAACATCTGAATTTTCAGCTAAAATAAAAGATGGCGTGTTCGTGTTTTCAGGAATACAAACAACTATTGTTTGACTGCTCGTTATTGTGCTTGGTGTAATTGTAACACCTCCAAAAGTTGTTGTAATAGTAGCGCTTACCGCACCGTTAACGAAGTTAATAGGAACATTTAAACATTGAGCATCAAAAGACGGAACGTAAGGTTTACCACTTGTCAAAGGTCTGAAATCTAAATACAAACTAAAATCTACTTGACCTGTAGTTAAGTTGCTTTTCATTTCGTTTATAATGTACCTTTTATCTCTTATAATAAGACGGTCATTTAGTTGTAAGTTAGTCAGTAAAGAAATAGGTAAGTTCGTTTTAACGTTGACTAATCTATTTTTTAAATTAAACAAGTTAACTAAATACGGAAAATAATATTCAGCATATAAACCTTGTTGTATTGTTTCTAAATGTATTACTGAATTTTCAGCACCGAAGTTTAAACTATATTTCGTATTTTGGTAAGTAAGGTCTTGACCAAATAAAGCAAATGAATCTATATCCTGATACGTAGTACCGTCGTAAAATTTAATAGGGTGTGCGCTTAAATCATTGCTTTCACCGTACAAATAAAGCAGCATCGGTTTAGGTGTATAAGCGTTAAAGCTTTCATTTAGCGTATAACCGAAAATAGCATAGTCGCCTGAAGAATGCGTTGACCGTGCAAATAATAAATTTTCAAACGGAACTTCTATTGCATACTCATCGCCATCGTAGGCAAATTGATACTCCATGTTTCCGTATTCCGAGTTACTTATTTTAAAGAAATTACGGTTAACAAAACTTTCGGATTGCTGATATTTAAACGCTATTTTTTTATAAAGTTTAATGCGTTCAATATCTATTGAATCAATATCGGTATATTGTGTAATGTCTACAATAGCCCCTTGACTATACCAATCTTCTAAAGGTAGTATTTCAAAAGTGTTTTCTGAAGTAGCTACGCAAGTACAATTAAATTCTTTTAAAACGCCTGAAAAGAAATCCGATACCTTCATATCGGGCAAAGTAGAATTAATGCTTACGTTACCAGCTAATACAGTTTGTACCGTGCTTATTTGTGCGTAATTACTTAATCCGTTTACTCCCGTTATTTGGTAATTGATTAACATATCAATATTCATAGGAGCAGTGGCTTTCATTTTGAAAGTCAAAGTTGTGTCTAATCCTGAAACATTTTGAAAACTTACATTACCAAAAACGCCCGTTGTGTTTCCTTCAATAGATTGATAAAAATTACCGTCTTGAAATACGTCAATATACCAAGTTCCAACCGCTGATTGATTTAATACTTGAAAACTAATAACACTAAATTGAACGTCTTGTGCAAATAATACATTTATTTCGTCTTGGTAAATATCCGTATATGTTAAATCGCCTGGGTTTGGTAAAGTGTTATCCCCTATTACCGTTGCTGTTACTTGGTCTATTACTACGTCTGTACTTTCAGTTAAAAAAGTATATTCGTTCGTGTTTTT